TACCACCAATTGTATCAATTTCAGTATTTTTATCATTCCATCTTGGAATGAAATAATCGTCAAGCATGGACTTATATCTCTTATCCTCTCGTATAGTTCCGTTTTCAGAATCATATGTAATTTTATTTCTAAAATCATTAATCATCTGATTTAGATATAACTCTCCCTTTGCCGGAGGCATACTGCCTATATCAACATAAAATACATTTCTTTGTGGAGCCCTTGTAAATCTGTAAATTATAACAGATTCTTCTAATAGACGTAATTCATTAAAACGTTTTATAGCTTTTTGTAGATGTGAAACTATTGCATTGGTTTTTGCATGTCTAATACCACTATGAACAAAAACCACCCTATCAGGATGTATTTTTAAACCATTGTGTAATGGCTTTCCTTTATCTGAAAAAATAAAATAATCTTTTTCGCCCTTTATAACTTCAACTCCTGTAGCATTATCAACATCCTTTATTACTTCTTTGATCTTTCGTATCTTTCTTGGATCTATATTTCTTAATTCTTGAATTCCGGCTTTAGGATTTTTTTCATCTATGATAATATTATAAAATAATCTACCATCAACATACCACTGTCTAACTATATCATAACCCTTTGACGTGAAGTTTAAAAGTTTGATTATAGTTTCAAATTCCTTTTGGATTTTATTTTTAATGTTATCTGATAACCCTGTTTTTTCTAAATCTATCTTTACAGGATCTTCATTCTCATCTATCACCATTATCTCATTAATAATTTCAGATATGGCATAATCAAATTCAGGTTCACTTGCCAAATCACGATATTTTGTTATTAATTCATCTTCATTCTTGGCTCTGAATTCTAAATCTATATAATTACTAAAAAATCCACCTGTCGTCATTGGTGTTATAACTATAGAACCATCGTCTATATCTTTATTAACACTTATTTGTGGATCTTTATAATTAACACTATGCTCTGTTTTTTTATTACCTATTCCAGTAAAACTCTCTATTAACCTTTCTAAAACATTCATAAACAAATATTATTATTTTATATATTTATAAAAAATAAACCTTCCTGTTATTCATTCAAGAAGGTTTATTTTCTTTATTAAACTATTGTTTTTAACTTGTCGAACCTTTAGATTCAAACCAATCATATCTAAATGATACAAAGAACTCTTCTATATCATCTTTGGAATACCATGATAATGAAATGGGCGAAACTATTGCAGGCCATGCGTTAAATAGTTCATACGTTTTTATAACATCTTTTTCCTTTCCCAATTGTTCAATTATAACTCTTCCTGTGTAAGAATTAGGATCTGACGTTGCACCCTCTATTCTAACACCGTCCTCTCTGGAATATTGTGATATAGCATTATTCCATCTTTCAAACGCATCCCTAATTTCAAAATCTTCATCGTTTATAACCTGAATGTCATAATCTGGATATGTTCTATCACCAGCAAATTTTACATCCTGCCCCATATATGGCAAAACTCTATCACCTAAAGGTGCAGATGGCAAAGAAGCTCCATTTGCAAGAAATGAAAATTTCTCTGGATTCAATCCTACCCATGTTGGTGCATAAACTTTGATACGAAACAAAGAAGGTCTAGCACCATCCCTACCTATCTTTGACCTAAATGTATTTATAGAAAAAGGACTTGCCATTATTTATCATCCTCCTTAGTTTTTTTCATTTTTTGATCTAATCTTACATTGACTAAAGTGGCGTTATGCCACTGTCGTCTCATTTTTCTTATTGCTTCTTGTTCAGATGTTGCCCTGATTTTAACAATCATCTGCCTTTTGTTTTTAGTTATTGTAACATTCCAAACTTTCAAATCCTTTATCTCTTCATTTATAACTTGCTCAATAGCTTCTGCTTCTGTTAAAGCAGTTTCAAAATCATCCTTTCTTTTCAATTTTTTATATTTCTCTGCATCTTTCAATTTATCAATCAATGTCTCACATAAATCTTCAACCTTCAAATCATCTATATCTTCTAATAGAGAATTATATTTTTCAATTTTTTTCTTTATATCGACATTTTCATAAACTTCATAATCAACACCATCATTAAATGTGTCCTTTATTTTATCGTATGTATCAGAATTAAGTTTATTAATGAAATCAACATCATCATCTGATAAATTAAACACTATTTTTTCTTCTGTGCTTTCATAAATTTCAATATCTTTATCGTCTGATTTGAATAAATCATTTGCATAATTTTCAAATTCTCTTGATGTCATTTTCAAAACTTCTCTTGATTCATTTATAGATAATTTATATTCTTTATATATACCACCAACATTTGCAGATATAATATATCTCTTAGTTGAAAAATCTGAAAAATCGTTTTTAATTTGTATATTGTGTACCATATTAGATTGATAAAACCTCATTAAATGTTAGTGAAGAAGATACTGAAATTACATTCAACTTGATCCAGTTTGTACTCCTGTTTGGTTTGATATAAATATCAATGACCATTTCGTTGTTATCAATAATAGTTGAAGTGTTGTTACTCTCGTCTATAACCACTCTAAAATCTATAACACCTCTATTAGATTTTACAGAAATCATATATGCGTTTATTTCTGTAAATAATTGCTCTCTGGTGTACTCGTCATTAAATTCAAACAATCCAAATTTAAGATAATTTTTAATCTTCTTTTTAAGTGTTATATAAAGTTTTCTAACGTTTACTCTGCTTGTAGCACTGTTTCTCATTAACCCTGTCTTATCACCCAATAATACAGTAGTACCACCCTCACGCACAATTGGATTCAAACCTATTTTATAAAGTTCTCCCATTTGTGTATCTGTAGGATTCCATGCTAATTTTACAACATTTCTAAGAACTCCTCTATTATAACCACCAAAGCTATACCAAGGATATAAATCACCGTCACATTTAGACGATAATCCTGCTGTATCACCACAACATGGTATCCATCTAAAAACATCATTATATTTATCATATATCTGTTTCCAGTTTATATCAGCAAAATAATAACTGCTTGAAACTCCTATAGTTGTATTTTTAAACGTTTTAAGATTTGTTGTTATTGTTGAAAATGTTTGGCCAAATTTAACATCATCCCATGCTGGTGAAATATACGCAACAGCATCTCCCCTATTTTCAGCAATAGTTATAAGCTCCTTTTTAATAGTTGCCGATGAATTAGCAGGTGCTATAAAATGTGATATATCTTCTTTCTTAGCGTCTGCAAATAATTCATACGCAGTAGAATAATCTGGCGAAACAACATCCAATCCACCAAAAAGTATAACAGATCCTTAACCATACGTTGAAAATTCTGTTGTTATTTCAGATGTTGAAGTAGAACCAAGAATATATGAATCACCAATTCTTACATATTCTGACGTATCATTTATTATATTTTTCCAAAAGTTCGATGTTCCATCTTCTTTTTTTCCATCTATAGCTTTTGAAACATATTCATATTTTTCTAAAATTGTATTTTTTGTTCCACTAAATTTACCATCTTTATCAATTATCAATATATGCATTTCATCATATAATCCACCGTTTGATACAGCATGAGAAGATGTTCCAGGAATTGTATTAAAATAATCATCCCATGTTCCTAACGATGTATCACTCGGAACAACATAGTTGCTTAAATCACCGACACCAGCATCACAATAAGCTATCAATAAGCCATTAGCTTTAGATCCTGGATATCTACCTATGAATGAACCACTACCAGAAAGTGTCGCAACACCGTAGTCATCATCGTTTTTAACCAATAAGGATGAATCATCTGCAATAGGCTCTGAATCAACAGATCCTTCTGGTGTAAAATCATCTGATAATAAAAGTGTTCCGTCAGATCCAAGAATATATGTAGATCCAGCGTTTATATAAGATGAAAAGATGTTTAGATAATCTTTATAATATTTAGAAGAATCAACCGCCAATGAAAGTGAATTTGCATTAAGATAACTTTCTATGATTTCTCCCTCTTCTCCTATGTCACCATTTTTATCAATAACTAACATATAAATTTCATCATATGAACCACCTGCCGTATTTGCCTCTGAAGTTGTTGAAGGTGGTGTAGAAATATAATCACTCCATACTCCATAAGCGTTTGTAGATGCTACAACATTAGAAGCAAGGTTTACATTACTATCACAATATGCAACAACTATACTATCATGATTATCTGGTGCAATGAATTCTGAATTAGTAGATAAATTTGAAACCGCATTTTTACATGTGGTATCTATAGCACGAACAACTTTCAATGAACGTGAATATTCTAAAAATGTTTTAGGAACGAAAAAGTCTAAATATACATCACCATCAGGTTCACCAAAATAATCTACAAGATCATTTTCAGATGATGTGTTAATAACTTCTTCCGCTGGTCCCCATTTATAATTTCCTGCAAATGCACCAAATGTTGAAACATCCGATGTTCCGATAGAGCCACTTTTATCTATCTCATTTACAATAACTGAAGGATAAATATTTGCCATGTTTTAATTCTTTAATTTTGTTTTATTCATTCTTTTTATTATATTTATAA